AGTGTCATTGCGCACGTTTCCTAGTCGTTGGAGCCGGTGGTTGAGTCTGCGCCCACTTAGCGAATAGGTTGCCCATCCAGCGCACGTCTTTGGTCATCTGGTCACGGACTTGCTTGGTTATGGCTGCAATGAAGGCTGGGTTGTTTGCTAAGTCCTCTGAAACAATGCTGAGGTCGAGAACTATGTTCCAGTCTTGATTTTCAACTGAATTGAACTCAGCCATTATCGATTGCTTCCCGATTGACGGCTGTGCAATGTTAAGTTGACTGTGGTCTTGCCTTGTGGTTTAACAGCCGTAGAAGGATGATAGGCAAATGGCATTGTAGTGGTTTTCCAAAATGCGTTGGATGCTGCAACGTCGTTAAATGTTAAACCACCAACAACTGTTTTCACCAATGAAGTTGCTTCTTGGTCAAAGGCGTTCCAAATACTACCCAGGACATCTTTTACAGCTTGACCCTTACCACCGGTTGCCGCTGTTCTGCCTTTGTAGTTTCCAGTAATTAGACCAGTAAGAGTTTCAAGAACGCCAGTAGCAAACTTAACACCAGTGATAACCCAGGGCAGTGCAACTGTTCCTAAGTTTACCATTGCTGCGTTAAGTGACTGTTGGAATACTTTAATCTGTTGAGCCGGTGTCATTAAGGCTTGCTGTGTCTGTTGCGCTAGTGATTTACCACCAGCTCCGGTCAAATTCTTTTGTGCAGCGGCTAAGTCGTTAAGGTTCTTAACAAGGACACTTGCAGAACCGCCACCAGTTCCAAAGACCGCTTTGGTAATTACGGATAATGGTTGACCTGTTTCAATAGCCGCTTGCTTAAGTTGATTTATAACTCCAACAATGTTTCCCCTGCGCATGTCAGAAGCAAGTTTTTCTTGACTTAGACCAACGGCTTCAAGTCCCTTAGCGTAGGAGGTCAAATTGCCCTTTGAGTCTTTAGTAGATTTTTCCAAGTTGCCAAGACCATTAGCGAAAGCAGCAATAGATCGTGTCGGCAATGCAACTTTGGCAAAGATTGCTCCGATTGGGATAATTTCTTTAAGGCTTAAACCATAGTTAGATAATGCAACACCAACTCGACCAGATAGCATTTGTTCTTCAGCAGCAAGACCACCAACAAAACTCTGTGATCCTTTTACGAGAATTCCAGTTAATTTAGTTACGTCATAACCTTTGGCAATTTGCAGTGATTGAGCCGCAACAATGGCTTTGGTTGTGTCGGCAACAGAAGCGTTAGTAATAATAGATGCTTTAGCTGCGTTGTTAAGAAGTGTTGTAGCAGCAGCGCCTTTAATACCGGCTTGCTCAATAGTTAAAGCGCCAGTTGCTAAATCCGCAGTAGTAACACCAAAAGAAGCGGAGATGTTAAGAATTGACTTTCCTAAAGCATCAGTCTGTTCTTTAGTCAAACCGGCTTGCAGTTTAACTTTGTCCATTTGCTCGTTAAACTTCATAGCAGCGTCAACGGCATAAGCACCAACGGCTGCGGCAACACCAGCAGCACCAAAGGCAATAGTCTTGGCAGATAATCCAAATAGACCAGCAGATGATTTAGAAGCAGCGCCGAACTCAGTCATCTTGGCTTGAGCCTCGGTCATTTTCGCCATGTATTCTTTGGTGTCGGCGATAAGTGTAGCGACTACTGGTGGAAGAAGTCCTGACATTTTACGCCTCCTGAGCAGCGGTTACGAGTGAGTTAAAAAGAATGTCAAGCTGTGGAATTGAGTTGTCAATACCAGGTTGCATGTAAGGGAATGGGCGAGTCGTGTAATAAGGCCAACGACCTGATCCGTGAAACCCAAGTTCAATGCGTCGTCCGTAAACAATGTGAGGGCCGGTCTGTGATTCCCATTTTCCTTCACCTGTTTTCTTAGCACCATCTGAATAGATGCTTGCCATCAGGTTGCCGGTGCGACGAGTCGGTAGTGGCCATGCGTCTGAACGCCATGATTCGGTTATTTTTGCGTCTGCGCCAGTAATAAACATCTTCTTGGCTTCACGCTTAATTACTTCTGCGCCTTGAAGAACGAACTTGCGAGCTGCTTCGTCAACACTAATTTTCATAGCCTCAAGGGATTCCTCAAAGTTAGGAATGCCAGTTACAATCTCAGCCACGCTGAACCTCGTTCATAGTGTTGTTAATAGCAATAAGCCAGTCTGTTACGTTGCGAGGCTGGTTAAGGAAATCGTCATGTGATCCACCAAACGTTTTACGAAATTGGTACTCACGATAAAGGCTAGCAACCTCTATGTCTACTTCTGAATCTTTGCCTCTAAGTGCTGCCTCCAGCCGTGCTAGTCGGCGGTAGGGGCTTTTGGGTCGGTGTCTGGCGAAAAGTCTGGGGTGTTGTTGAACTCGTTAGCGCAAGCCTCGGCCAATGCCTCAAAGACAGGCTTAGGCAAATCGAGTGCAGAATCAGTCGTAGGCAAATCGCCCAATGACCAAGACTTAACCATTCCAGCAATAAGAGCAGCTTGATAACCGTCTAGGTTGTCTCTGTCCTCGTCTGAAATCTCAGCAAAGATAGTCCATGACTCAGGCTTAGCCTCGTCAAATCCTAAGTTAGTTAATTTTGCTGCCGTACCAGCCGCCTTCATGTACGAACGAGAAATGGTGCGAGCTGTGCGCTCGGTAACTTCGTCTCGTGCATACAAGATGGCTGACTGTCCATTTGGAAGGTTTACTGCTGGCATTGTTTCCCCTTTGGGTTATTTAGTAAGCGGTTGAAGTTGCGTTAACGATGTTGGCTTGGATTGGTGAGTAACCAGTCGTAGCGTCAGTAGCGTCAGCGTTAGCAGTAAACTCTACTTCTACTTCGGTGTAAGCCTTGCCTCGTGTGCGCTTTACGTTGTGGAACTGAGTTGAAGTCATTGTGAATGAAACGCTGTATTGCGTTCCACCTGATGAGTCGTTAGGGTCAGTAAATGTAATGACAAGTGCCTGTGGGCTTCGTGTCAATGCAGTTGCGCCTGATCCAGTTGACCAAGGGTCTGTCAAAGAGTTAACTACGGCGGTGAACTTACCAGTTACTTCAATAGGACCAGCAAAGTTCTGGTATGGAGCCTGTGCGCCCATTGTGAAGATAGGTGCTGTCTTGCGAGCAAGGGTCAGCGTTCCGTCCTGAATGTAGGTGTAAGTCGTTCCAGCAACTGTGATAGTTGTGTCCCACGCAGGAATCATGTGAACCGTTGAAAGGCTTGGTGAGCTGAATGGTGCTGTTGCTGATGTACCCGATGTGTATGGGTTGGTGAAGAACTTAACTGTTGACTCTGCTGCGGCTTCTGCACCAAACGAGATTTCAAGTTGGTCAGCCTGTGCGCCAAGAAGGGTGAAGTAGTTAGCACCGTCAAAGTCCATAATCGAGTAAGACTGTGGCTGTGAACCGATAGAAGCGTTGTTAAGAAGCTTGATGTTGTGCGTGTATGGTCCTGCACCTGTAACGGTGTCAGTTCCACCAAGAATTGACTTGACTAGGTTAGGGAAGGTGTCAGCAAAGAGGTAGAACTTAGCGTCGTACTCGTCGTGACGTACACCCTGAACTTGGTCGTACACCATAACTGGTGATCCACGCAGAGCCTCGTCTCTAAGAAAAGTCTGCATAGGTGTCACTTGAGGAGCTGTGACCGGAATGTAAACCGGTGTTCCTCCTGAGTTGAGTGTTCCTCGTGTTACCTCTGGCATGATTCCGAGGTAACTATTAGCAACTAAATAGGCGGCCATTATTGAGGCTCACTTTCTGATTGGGTAGGGGTTGATTCAGGTTCTGGTGTAGCGTCGGCTACAGGGGCTTCTGGGGCCTTCTTAGAGGAAGATACGGCTGTCCAGAGTGTGTCAGGAGCAGTGTCAATGTTGTATGTCTGCCCTGGTTCAGCAACTACTACGTTGCCATCGGAGTCTAATGTGTCGGTATAGACCGTTGTGTAAAAACCGGTGTATTTGTATTGGGTCATGTGTCCACCTCTTCGAGTACGGTGACTCTGATAGTTGAGAATGTTTGAGTTACTTCTTGCGCCCCACCAAGTAGAACTGGTAGGTCTGATTCAATGAGGATGTCTGGGCCTTTGCCCCCAACTCCTGCTTCACCCCACTGCCACACATTGTTCTGTGTGTTCTGAGGTGCGCCAGCTGTACGGTTAGCACGGATGGCAGATACAAACGAGTCTAGGAATGTCTCGTTGCCCATAGCAGCAACCTCGGCTTGGCCTTGGGTGCTTCGGTAGTAGCAAGAGAACACGAACTCGTAGGTTACAAACTTACGCCCGTTATGCGCCCCACCGTATGCCACTCGCTGTTCGCTCTGACGCTCAATGAACGTAAAGACGATTGCGCCTTGGAACTGGTTAGGCGTTTGTCCTGGATAGAACGCACCCTCTGGCGTAATCTTCGGAGGGAATGTGTAGATAGTTGTAAGACCGGTGATGTCTGCGTTCGATAAGTATTCGACAACTTGGTCTCGAACGACCTGTCTTGACATTAGACACGACCCCAGATGTTGCGGAAGGTGTCGAGTAGGTCATAGGCAGCTGCGTGGTGAGCCTCTGAAGCGGTGATAGGGCCACCTGCTCCGGCTGCTGCTGCTCCTGAAAGTGTGAACGCACCTGATCCACGCTCTTCCACCATAGATACGACAAAGTGAATAGT